AGCTTTTACATTTTCAACAGATGGTACAAAATTTTTTACAGTACATGAAGTAGATAGAGTAAGATGGGATACTGGTGTATGGCATAATGATGAATTTGGTCCTACTAGATATCCTGGTGCTATAAATGATAGTATTAAATCATCTTATACTATAATAGAACACAATTTAACAACAGCTTTTGACATATCTACCATTCAAACAACAGGTTTATTTGAACTTAATGGTGAAACAGGTACTACAACAGACATTGGTTTAGCTAATGCAATTCCACAAAAATACAACCATTCAGGAAAAAAATTAGATTTATTAGATTTACCTTCTCCTGAAGGATCTCCTCTACATGTTAGAAGCATAACTTTTAATAAAAAAGGAACTAGAATGTATCTATTAAGTAGAATGACTAGTAAATCACAACCATTTGGATTTCGTTTTAAACAAGGAGGATGGGGAACTTTTGGAGACCCTAATAGTGGTTGGCTTCCTGGAATAGCAGTGGCTGATCCAGTTCTTGAACGACAGGGTCCTAGAATATGGGAATATAAATTAACAATCCCATTTGATATAACATCAGCCAAGTATAAAAAATCTAAAGCTTTAGCAAAATCAGGAGGAATATTAGAACAAATGGACTTACGTAATGACAGTGCTCCAGGCACTATAACATACGATGATAGAGTTGCTCTTCAAGCTTTAAGATTTTCCAAAAATGGAAGATATGTGTATATTGCAAATTCAGGTACAGGACCTACTGCAGGAGGGTTTGATAATAGAGCTCTTTCAAGACTTAATTTAAGTAACATATTTAAACCAACAGAAAATAAAATTCAATTTCAAGGTTCACATTTAATTTATGAAAATGAATATCAATGTACAGTAGATGAATATGAATTTAATGATACATTAAATATTTCAGCAAGAAAAATTAGAACCCAAGATTCACATGAATTAGCTGACTTTACAACATCTTCACTTTTTCAACCTTATGTTACAACAGTTGGTTTATATAATGAACAAAATGAATTATTAGTAATTGGTAAACTTGGTCAACCAGTTAGAACTTCTAATGAAATTGACACTACTTTTGTACTTCGTTGGGATACTTAAAATAATTCATATTTATAAATAAAAACATCATGCCTACTAATAGAACAAATTTAAAAAATTATTTCCAAAAAGGAGACAAACCCTCAGCTTTACAATTTGCGGAATTAATAGATGGTAATTTAAACTTAGAGGATGGTGGAACTGTTGCAGGACAAACTAATTTTACAAAACCTATAACAGCAAGTATCATTAGTGCAAGTGGAACAGTTTTTGCTAGTGATTTTCAATCAGCAGGAGAATCAAGCCAAACAATAACTTTTAATGATAATTTAAACGTAACTGGTTCATTCTCAATGAATGGACCCACATTTGATATTAATGCTTCTAGTGTAGTAACAATTGATGGGACACAAATTACATTAACTACAACACCTACAGATGGTGTTATTACATTACATTCAGCCCATACAGCGGGACAAGCAATTCTTATAGATGCAAATGCAAATGCAGGTTCTATATTGGACATTGATGCAGGTATTTTAGATATAGATGTACAAGGAGTCACTACAATAAATGCAGGGGATGTAACTATAACTAGTCCTCAAATAAGTTTACAAGGAAATGTAACAGCTTCAGGAACTATAACAACTTCAGGATCTATAGTACACGGAAATGTAAGCGCAAGTGGAAACATAGTTGCATCAGGATTCATTTCAGCAAGTGGTAGACTTCAAACATTATCCCACATTACAGCCTCAGGTAATATAAGTTCAAGTGGACATATTTCTAGTTCAGGTTTAATAGTAGCAGGAGGAGCACAAGTAGGAGCTCTTGTTGCAACAACTTTAGATACAGGTCAAGGAGCAAATGAGTTATTCGACATGAATCAAAATGTTACTACCACAAGTAATGTATTTTTTGGTTTTATTTCAGCTTCGGGAGATATAAGTGGAAGTACTATAATTGGTGAAAACATTCACTCATTAGGTCATATTACTGCTAGTGGTAGAATTCAAACATTGTCCCACATAACAGCATCAGGAAATATTAGTTCAAGTGGACACATTTCTAGTTCAGGTTTAATAGTAGCAGGAAGAGCACAAATTTTAGGAAATCTTGTAGTAGATAATTCTCAAACAGTAAATGTTGGAGCTTTAACTGCAACAACTATAAACACAGGTCAAGGAGCTACTGAAGTCCATTTAATGGATCAAAATGTTAGACAAGCGGATGCAGTTGTATTTGCTACAGTTGACACAGGTCAAGGTGCTAATGAGTTATTCGACATGAATCAAAATGTTACTACTACAAGTGATGTAACATTTAAAAACTTAACAATAACAGGAACAGGCTCACTTGCTGTAATAAGTTCAAGTAGAATTGATGGAAATGGTTATGGAAATATAGTAATTAGTGGTTCATTAATACCAGGTACAGATGATGTATTTGATTTAGGATCTGGTTCAAAAGAATGGAGCCAATTAGTTGTAAATACTATAACAGCTTCAGGTAACATTAAAGCTACAGGTACTTTAGCAGCAGGAGCTACAACAGTAGGAGCTTTAGTATCAACAACTATAAACACAGGTCAAGGAGTTACAGAAGTCCATTTAATGGATCAAAACGTTAGAGAAGCTGACGCAGTTGTTTTTGCAACAGTAAACACAGGTCAAGGTGCTAATGAGTTATATGATATGGATCAAAATGTTACTACTACAAGTAATGTATTCTTTGGATTTGTTTCAGCTTCAGGAGACATAAGCGGAAGTAATTTAGATGCAGGTGGAAATATAAGTGCAATAGGTCATATTACTGCTAGTGGTAGACTTCAAACTTTATCTCACATCACAGCCTCAGGTAATATAAGTTCAAGTGGAACTATGATTGCTAAAGCATTTGTAGAAACAGTTTCAACAAAAGCAGCAGCAGGTAGTGATTTAGCTGGTGCAGCAGCAGTAGATGCAACAAATGTAATATTTGCAACAACTGATGATGCAGCAAAAGGAGTCAGACTTCCTGCTTTAACTACTTTAGCTATTGGACAAACAATTACAGTACATAATGAAGCAGCATCAACTGCATTAAGGGTATATCCAGCAAGTGGTGATGTAATAGGAGGATTAGCAGAAGATGGGCACGCAACTGTACCTGCTAAAACAGCTGTAGTATTAACAAAACGAGATGCTAATAAATTTTTAGGATACTTTACAACTGTAATTGCTTAATAAGATAAATTTGGTTATTTAAAATAATCTTCGTACATTGCTTAAATGCAATGGAACTATCAAAACAAACACATACAAGAAATTAATGACCTTCCAGAAGGTGCATTTGGTTTTATCTATCAAACAACTCACATTCCAACAGGAAAAAGATACATTGGTAAAAAATCTTTAATTTATAATTTAAAGAAAAAATTAGGTAAAAAAGAAAAAGCCCTATGGGAAGGTAAAGGTCGCCCACCAGTATATAAAAGAGTATTAAAGGAAAGTGATTGGAAAACTTACTATGGATCACATGCATTTATTAAAGATGCAAATGATGATGATTTAGAAAGAACAATTTTACAAGTGGCTTTTAATAAAAAAGAACTCACATATTTAGAATGTAAATACCAATTTATATTAGAGGTTTTAGAAGATAAAAAATATCTTAATGATAATATATTAGGTAAGTTTTACGATAGAGACTTTAGATGAAAGAAGATTTATTAAAACAGTTATTAGAATCAATTTTAGGTAGAAGTAAATCTGCCCGTGGAGGAGATGAAGCTGTGTTTAATTGTCCATCTTGTAACCACCATAAGAAAAAACTTACGTTTAATTTATTATCTCAAAAATTTCAATGTTGGGTTTGTAATTATAAAGGTCATAGAGCATTTCAATTACTTAAAAAAGCGGGTGCACCTGGGGCTGCATTTGGAGCTTTAAAAGAAATCGACAAACAATATAATTTTAAACAACAAACCAAACAAAAAGTAGACGCTAATACCTTGCAATTTCCCCAAGGAGTAACACCTATAATGTCATCATCAGCGATTCTGTCGAAACATGCATTACATTATTTAGATCAAAGAGGAATCACTCAACAAGACATAGTTAAATATGATTTACATTATTGTGAAGAAGGTCCTTTAAGAAATATGGTTGTTGTTCCTTCATATGATAAAGATGGTTTTTTAAATTATTATGTAGGTCGTTCATTTGATAAAAACGCATACATTAAACATAAGTTGGCTTCCAGTACCAAGGACATAATTGGGTTTGAAATGTATATAAACTGGGATTTACCCGTGATTTTATGTGAAGGTGCGTTTGATGCTATGGCTATAAAACGTAATGCAATTCCTTTATTTGGAAAAAAATTATCTACAACTTTAATGAAAAAAATTATTAAAAGTAATGTAGAAAAAATATATTTAGCTTTAGATGAAGATGCTTTAAAAGATGCTTTTAATCATGCTGAAACATTTATGTCTTATGGAAAACAAGTTTACCTTATAGAAATGGGTGATAAAGACCCTTCTGAACTTGGTTTTAAATCTTTCACAAAATTACTACACACTGCAGTAAAACTTACTACTTCTACACTAATGAAGAAGAGGTTAGCCTTGTCATAAAGGTTTATATTTATTACAAAACTACGTAGTTGATGGAAAAGATAGCACTTTTACCTGGTGGGTTTAAACCACCTCATGCAGGTCATTATAATATGGCTAAATGGCTTATATCAAATACCGATGCAGACACTGTTATAGTTAAAGTTGGAGTAAAAATAAGAGATGGTATTAATCGTGAAGTAGCCCTTAAATTATGGGACCTTTATAGATCTACAGATCCTGACCCAATATCTAAAAAAATAGCTATTTTAGCTTCAAATTCAAATTCTCCAGTACAAGATGTATATGATTTTATAGAAAAAGAAGCACCTGAAGGATCTAAAATTTATTTAGGAATGGGAGAAAAAGATGTAAATGATAAACGTTTTAATAATATAGGAAAATTTGCAGAACCTAAAAGAATTAATTTTGAAATTAAATTAGTACCCCCTCAAACAGGAGGTATATCAGGTACTGAAATGAGAAATTTTGTAAAAATTAAAGATAAAGATAATTTTTTAAAATATATTCCTGATCATTTATCAAAATCAAATAAAGACAAAGCTTGGGGTATAATAACAGGTTTAGAAGAAGATTTATATAATCCAGAAGATAAAGTTTTAGATTATATGAGAGGTAGTGAATGGAAAGCAGGAATGCCTGATGGTCCTAAAGATGATAAAACTTCTCCTGTTATAAAATACCAAAGAGGAGGAATGTATAATGCTGCCACAGGACAAGGTGGAGCAGGAACAATGTATGAAAATAAATATTATTTAAATAATAGTAATATTCAAGGACAAGGAGCATTTGCTCAAGAAAATTATCCTGAAGGAACTGTAATAGATAAATTACATGATATCTTAGGACAAGGACAATATAATTTTTATGAATTAGGAAAAATGTATAACCATTCAGAAACTCCTAATTGTAAAAATATAATGAAAGATAATACTCGATATTTAGTAACTATTCAACCTGTAAAACAAGGAGAAGAACTTACAGCAGATTATAGACTACAACCTGATTTAGAACAACCTGAACATTTTTTAAATGAATTGGATAAATCAGATTTAAAATCAATAGATACTTATGCAGATAAACAATTGGATCCTTTTGATGTAGTATTAACTGATAAACATTTTTTTAATAGATTAAATGATCCTCGTAATGATAAAGAAATATCAAATGCTGAATTAATAGGGTTTTTTAAACGCTTAGCTAAAAAGAAAAAAGAATTATTTAATTTTTTAACTAAATATAAAGAAATAGTAGCATCAGATATTAGAACAAATATTAATATACCTTTTTTAAAACAAGCAGATAAAATAATTGCTAAAACAATTTTAAGAAAAAAAGATTTTCAAACATCTAATCCTCAATTATCATTAGAAAGAGATTTATCAGATAAAGAAAATATTAGTGAGGGTCCCCAATTTGGTGTTTTATATCATTTTACAGAATTCTTATCAGATGTTTTAGATGATGATAGATTAAGGGGTCCTATAAGTTTAACTCGTAGTTTAGATTCATTTGTTCCACAATGGTTAGGAACCGAACCTTATTTTGTTTTTGACAAAGATGAATTGCGTACTAAATATAAAATCACTCCATTTAAAGATATCTCAGATAATCCCGATTATGAGCCTATAAGTCAGCATGATGAAATGGAAGAAGTAATTGAAAAGGATATTACAAATTTAGCTAGATATACAATTAAAGTAGTATTACCTTATTCCGATGAAAATTGGGAAAATGCTCTAAAAGAAAAAAACATACCTTATGAAATAGGTAAACCATTAAATGAAGCATCTAAGAAAAAAACACAACGAATGAAAAATGAAAATACATTCTCAAAAGGTTGGTGGTCAAATATAATAAATGAAATACTACTAACAGAAGGAGGAGCAGCAGGACATATGGCTCATCCCTTTGATTTACCAAATGTAAAATCAGGTAGAGATCTTAAAAATATATTTATGGTAGCTGCAACTTCCTTAAATACAAATCCAGGATCTGTAAAAATAGATGGTGTTAATGCATCAATTCGTTTAATTACTTTAGATGGAATAAAACAATTTGTAATGGATAGAGGTTCTAAAAAAGAACTTGACATTAAAGGTATTACAAAAGATGATTTATTAAGTAGATTTGGCGATGGTCATGGAATGGTTAAAATAGGAGGAGAAGTATTAGACATGTTCAACACAGCATTACCACAAATAGAAAATGATCTTAAAGCTTTAGGAGCTTGGGAAGATCCAAACATACTATTTAATATGGAATATGTTAGTGGTAAAACTAACGTACAAGATTACGGATCAAATTTTATAGCAATTCATGGTTTAAATAAAATAGAAAGTAAAGAGGTACAAGGTAAAAGAAAAATGTTAACTAAAAGAGTATCCTCAGAAGTATCTTATAATAAATCAGCTTTACAATCAATGTTAGATAATTTATCTCCAACAGCTAAAAAACAAGGATTTAAAGTTTATGGTTCTGTTCCTACAGAAATGAAGAAAAAACCTAATTTTAATTCTGCACTTTCTCAAAATTATTCTGTGGAATCTACTGAAGAAGTAAAAACTCAACCTTTAGGTAAATGGTTGGATGAAGTAAGCGCAATTCCTAAGGATGAGTTTATATTTATAACAAGAGATAACACTAGTAAAAAAGTAGGAGCTGTTTCTAAACAAGTTTATCAATTAATTTTAAACGGAGAGAATATTGATGATTTGTTTAATGAGAACGATAAGAAAAAAGCCATTGATGGTTTTGTAACTTATCTAGCAACTGAAAAATTAGGAGATGAAGTACTTAAAGTATTAGATTCACCAATGGGTTCAGTTGAAGATCATGAAGGAGTAGTAATTAGAGATGAAAAAATAGCAAGTGTACCCTTTAAAATAACGGGTAAATTTATATTAGGAGGTTTAATATCAGATTTTTAATGAAGAAAAAAGACATAATAAAATTAGTACAAGAAATAGTACAAGAAGTTAATTCAGACGCTTATGGTAGTGCTACTTTAACTTCTCAAGGACAATCTATTCATAGAGCTCCAGGAGTTTGGGAAAATAAAGAAGAAATAGCAGATTTAGAAGCCCGTTTAGCTCAATTATACAGAGAAATGGAGCAAGATGCTGAACCCGAAGGAGGTCCTATAGCGGATCAATATGCTGATGAAATTGATAAGTTAGAATCAGAAATAAGAGCATTAAAACCTAAAAAAACACCACTTACATATAATCAAGCAGTACGTTTAAGATCATTTGATCCAGACACTATTAATTTAGTTAATGAAATGTTAGATGCTGCTGAAATACACTATAATGAACTTGTTAGAGAAAATGGTATAGTTTCATCATTTTTAGATAAAAGATCAGGTGGGACATATATTAAATTCCCTCACTACAATGGTCCTCAAGGTAGAGGAGCAATGTTTGGTAAAGAAACAACAGACCAAATAGAAAGATCAAAAGCAGCGGCAAAACAAGCAGCACTTAAAACATACACTCAATTTAAAACATACATAGAAGATTATGAAATATCAGTTAAATCTCCATCAGGTGTTTATGGTAATGTTTATTTATTTATGATATTTGATGATTTAGCAGAAGATTATTCTGCACCAAAAGGAGGAACACAATCATCTCAATTTGAAGACATAGACGAACAAGCACCACCTGCAAAAGGAGGAGCACCTGCAAGAGGAGGAACACCAGCACCGATGGATCCTGATGCAAAAGCTGAAAAAAAAGAACTAGACGATTTAGAAAAAGAAAAATTTAATATAAGAATAAAATATTTAAATAGAAGAAAAGCAAAAGCATCAGCACAAGCTGCAAAACAATCAAGTACTTCAATGAAAAGTATACAAACTCAAATAGACCAATTAATACAACAAAGAAGCAAAGTGGGAACAACACCTCCAGCTTCACCACAAAAAGAAAACAAAATTATGAAAACAAACAAATTATTATCTGATTACTTAAAAGAAAATAAAAGTAACAATTTACAATCAAATTTAAATGAACACCAAAAATTAGCAAAAAGACAAATGTTAATGGAAGGTGCTTTAAAACAATTTTTTGAAATGTTCGATGCGGGTAAAACTGATGAAGAAATAGTTTTAGATTATGCAACTAAAGGCGTAAGCGTACCAGAACAATTTGTAAAAAAAGCAAGAAGTCAGTATGAAACTCTTTCAAAATTAAAAACAGAATTAGAAATGAGTGAAAAAGAATTTAAAAATTCAGCTTCTAATATAGTAAATAACCCAGTAACGGGAGAAGCAGATATGTTAGATGATGAAAAACAATTAGCATCTGCGATTACTTCAGAAGAAATATAAATACTAAAAACTAAAAAACTATGGCAAATCCTTGGAGAAAAATGGTATTCCCTGTCAGCTCATCTACAGTAACAGGTATTACAGGATCAATATATAAAGTATGTACAGATGGATCTACTACAGTAAAATACATTCATAGTGCCTCATTTGGGTTTCAAAATCAGGGAACAAATCAACTTGATCCTGGTACCCCAATTCCAAATTTAAAGTTTGAATTGAACACTGGTTCTTATGTTTGTGTAGAAGCAGATTTTTCATATGTAAGTTGTTCTGTTGGTACTCATGTGTATTTAAAAACTAATGGAAGTCAAGGTTGGGACTCAAATCCATTATAATGAAAAATCTTAAAAACGAAATACTAAAAGAACTAATCAGACTTACTGAAAGAGATTACCAAGCTCCACCTGAAATTCTTGATGCTTTAAAGGAAAAACTTAAAATGAATCCTTTAATTCGATATGTTGATTCTTTAAAAGCAGTTAATTCTTTACCTCCATCATATGAAGTTCGTCTTTTAAATGGACAATCTTTTGACATTTATTATGAAGATTTTTCTTTAATGGTAAAAATTGGATCAAAAGAATATTATTTAATGGACATGAGTGAAAGAAATGAAGCCATGACACATATAAATAAATTATTAACTATAAAACCAATCCCACCTTTTACAGCACCTGAAGAAGAAGAAGAAGAAGAGGGAGAAGAAACAACAGGAGGAACAACAGGAGGAACAACACCTTCACCAGGAGGAGGAGATCCTAATGTCGCAATGGAACCTGATGATGAAGAAGGAGAAGAACCAGAAGAAGACGAAGAAGACGAAGACGAAGCATAATGGAATTA